TGTGATCTTTGTTGACTTCATCATCACCTTTAATTGGATACTCATAGATATCCAGATTCTCATGTTTTGTAATTGGATCATTATATACCATCATTCCAAGTTTAGAACCAGAGATTAATGTATTTGTTGAACCTAAAAATTCTGTCTCAAACTCTTGCCTAAACTGCTCGATTGATGTATTCTTGATTGTCTCTTCTTTCCACTTCTCATCTCGACCAGGCACCATCGACCAGTGAATCTCAAACGTCTTGTACCCGTTTCGTTTATTGATAGCATCAACCCATAACTTGTAGAACAAGTTCATACCATTAGGAGTAGAAACAATAATAATCTTTGTCGTTTTACCAGACGATATAACTGGATAAACTGAGTTGAAGAACTCATGTGCAATGTTTGCTGGAACGAATGCAAACTCGTCTAGGAACACTACGTTGAATGATCCTCCACGAACTGCTGATGATGATGTAGATGCAGCAATGATCTTAGAACCATTCTCAAGTTCTACGTTACCTTTGTTCCATGTGATAACGCCTTGTTGCATCCACATAGGTAGATTTTCATATGCAAGTTGATACTTTGAAAGAATGTCTCGCGCAAGAGAACCTTTGTTTGCAAGAACTGCAATGTTCTGTGAATGTTCAAATAGAGTTAACCAAAGTAGATATGCAACAGATGTTGTTGTCTTACCAACCTGACGAGGACATTTCGTTATGACAAATCGATTCTCATGAAATGTTTTAATCATTTCTTTCTGAAAACCCCACATATCAAAGTTCATCAAACCCTTATCGACGTTGACGATCTTGATATATTTTGACGCAAAGTATACTGGATCCTTAGAACATTTGATGTATTCTTCTACTTGATCTTCAGTGTATGATAGTTCTACGCCCGCACGTTTTAAAAGGACGTTATCCCTATACGATTCCTTATTAATCGTCATTACTTCTCTTTAACAATTTAGATAATTCAGACGTTGATCCAACAAAGATTGCTTTGTCAACTGTGACATTAGATTCTTTACTCTTTAGTCCTTTTAGTTCACGAAATGATTTCTGTAGATTCATCAATTTCTCATTTGCTTCTGCTGTGTTTTTAATTAGTGTTGCAACAACTTCAAACGCACGTGGATGTTCAGTTTCAGATGCAATTGCTAATAGATGATCTATGGCATCATTGCCCTTTCTCACAAGAGACTGAAGTGTTTTTCTGGATTCAGCATAATCTTTCTCAAGATCTGATTCAAGATCTTTTGAGATAGATGCAATCTCGACAATATCTTTTGGTGTTTCTTTTTGCACAACTGGTGTCTTGATAGTGGGTGCAACATCAAAGATTTCTTCCATAGATTTTTCAAATTTAGACATAACCTAATAATATCCTTTACACTATACCAGAACCACTAATCATCCATGTGTTAGCAGCGACTTGAATAAGAGTCGCTACACCGTATGTTGAAACGTTGCGTGTTGTGGATGTTGTGTTTCCTGCTAGATATAAAGAGACTCCGGTATTAGGAGTTACTCTTACGTTAGCACTTGCAGTTGTTCGTGAAACGATCATTATCGTTGTTCCATTGCTGAACGAAGCGTTCGATGACCATGGAATATACAAGTTAACACTGGTGGATTGTGTGAAATATAGATGCTTACCAACATCAGAAGAACTTAAAATATAGTTTGTATTCTGTGCGTTTTGCGTCAAGACACCAAAATTGTTTGAGTTTGTGTTAGCTAAATTAAACGCAGCGTTAGCGTGTGAGAATGCAATATTACTACCATTATACGCAGATTGTGATATTAAACTTGATGTGTTCGATAGATTAAATGCTCCATTCGCATGTAGAAAACCTACGTTTGCTTGATTAAATGCAGCATTAGCATGTAGAAAATCTATGTTTGCTTGATTAAATGCCGCGTTTGCATGTCTTAAAACAATATTCGTTGAGTTCGCAAGATAAGATTCAGAAGCCATTCGAACGCCACCCGCAATACTGCCTGTGTGAACAGTAACAATATTGTTAGTTGTTTCAATAATTATTTCACCTGCAGCACCAGTTGTGTTTGCAACTACTGTGTTTGCATATCTTTTAAATTGAAGCGTTCTTGACATTTTAACTACCTTTAATTAAGTAAGTCTATTACTCTTTCGTTTTCTATTTGTAGATCATCTTTGCCCATCTCAAATGGCAAATCGCCAGAGAAGTCTGTAGACGTTGTAATTGTTTCTGGGAAATCTGGATACTCAAACATCTGCGTAGTGTATGTATAATCATTATTACCACGTGCATCAGTTGGAGATGGAGTGATGATAGTCTGAACAAGTTTGTTTGATTTCAGATCAACACTTGAAGGTGTCCAATTTGAATCTGTTGACATTCCAATCAAAGGTGTACCAGACACAAAGTGACCATGATTGAAAGCAACTTCTAGTAAATACGACTCATTATTCCAATTGATAACTTTACCTGTTGCAACTGCACTATCGAAAGAATAACCTTGATATACTTTTTCGCCATATTTGTAATTACCCCAACCACCATCTGCCATCGTAAAGATAACATTTCTATCAGATAATGTGTTATCATCATAGATGTTTGTGATTGCAGCGCGAATAATCTTAGGTTCACGAATCGCACCATAGATATATGCTTTGACTGTGAAGTTTAGTGTCCAGATAACTGTACGAATCTTGCTGTTATAATCACCCTCATATTCAATATCATGAGATATACCTTTGAATACAATAGGTACTTCTTTGATGATTCCTAACTCTTCAACTAGATTGACATTGATTGTGTAGTCTGGTGTGAAGTATGGTAGAATCTTCTCGATAATTTGTGCAGAGTCTTCGAAATTTCTAACATAAAGATACAATGAGAATTCAAAATCAAATGGTACTGGATTATAAACTGATAAAGTTACGCCATCTTCTGAGTGTTTGTTTCTATAGTTTGTGTTTAATTTTCTTCCAGAATCATAACTCATATCTGTCATTTCATATGACAACATTGGTAGAGTAATCTGAACTTTCTTGTCAAGTAATGGATCACTTTCTAATCTAGAAACATACTTCTCTTTTGGACCATAGATAATTGGAACTAAAAAGTTCTCAAGTTCGGCACCAGTTTCTGTGTATCGAGTAAGTTTAATCTGATTAAAGAAATCGCCAAATGCTACAATTATCTTTCGAATAGTTTTATGGTATGAATAACTCATGATATTCTACCAAAAGGATTAATTTCTTTGATGTCATCAACATAGCCTGTTGCTTCAACTTGAATTACTTTATTGTCGTACATTTCTCGTGCTTGTGGATCAGATAATTCATCATATGATGATGTTATGATACGGAATGCATTTGATGTATTACCACGAATATACATTCCAGAACCAAATGTTCCAACAAGATCTGTAATCTTAATAATACCCTCCTCGACATCCCAGTATGTACATAGACCAAATGCTGTATTGGATGAATTGTGAACGTATTCACCGACGAGATAGTTACCATTACCAGATGCGGTATTGACATTCATAGATATTGTATAAGAATCTTGAACAACGATGTCATCAATACGTGGTACGCCAACATCGATTGTCTCTTGTGAATACTTGAATTTCTCTAGTTCTAATTTATAGAAGTATGGATACTTGTTACCAAGCACATAGAATGCATCAGTGTAGTTTACATACTTGATTTCATACATTTCACCAGTTTGTGACATGAATGGGATATAGATTAAATCACCTTCTCTTGGACGCGCATATGTTTCTCTTGGCACCCATCGAGTAAACGATCTTTTAGAGATAATAACTGACATATTATTACGAATCTCAAGACCAAACTTAGAGAAGAACTCACGTTCGCCTTCGTAACCATCTACGTTAGTGATATACAATTCTAATGGATATGCAGCAGTAAACTCTTTGAGTGGATCTTCACCATAGATTAGATCTCGTGCCTGATCATTAGTGTTAGGAATGTAGTAACAATCTACACCGTATATTTTTATTGATTCTACCATCAAATCTTCAATGAGTCTTTGCTCCGGATTTGATGCATAGTTATTGAAATATACGTTAGTTGCCATGATATTAGTTTAGGTAAAAGTCAACAGGCAATGAATAAGAATCAAGCATTTCTTGTTCTAACTTTGCAATCTCTTCAGATGCTTCATCAAAGATCTTATCACCATTCAACATTACGCCACCAGGCAATTGAACACCTTGAAATTTCTTTAAGTTTGCACCCCAATTACGTTTGATTAGTGCAGTTGCATATTCTTTTAACCAACGATCATTCCATACAGAAACATAGTCTTCTGGTTTTACTAGTGCATGACACTCTGCAATCACAACAGTTCCTGCATTGACTGCTGTACCCCAACCCCAATCACAGAATAACTTATGCATGTGACGTTGGAATCGAATAGGAACTTCACCAGTAAACATTAACTCTAGTGATCTAAGATGCTGCATCGTCAATGTGTAGTTAATATATGATGCAGAAGTGAAGTCATATAGTTCGTTCAATCTAAGTTGATATCTCAGATCGAACATATTGTTCTGTGCAATCGAATCGGAGATTGGAAATATTCTTGTGACACCAATAATATTAACAGATGCGTTTGTCGTATCTCTTGTCACATCTGGTGACATGTTGATGTATTTGTTTGTAATATCAGTAGCGTCTAATCTTTTGATATAGTATACTTTCTGGAGTGCATCAAAGTGGTAGTCTTGCCAGTATTGGAGTGCATCATCAATTCTATCTTCTACCTGATCATCATCAACGTTAATTTCAATAACAGGAAATCCAAGTCTCCTTAGACAATAATCTTTGAATAGATTTCTTGTAGATACTAATGTTGCCATGGTGCATTTCCGAAAATATGTATTATACTATTTATCTATCACTGGTATCGATAACGAATGACAACTATACCTGATCCTCCTGATCCACCAACTTTAGTTTCAGATCCATTACCGCCAACCCCGCCTCCACCTCCACCAGTATTAACAGTGCCAGGGAAACCATTTAGTCCCGCTTCAGTGCCGCCTGCTCCGCCCCCACCTATTCCCCCTGAACCATTAGGAGTTACACCATAAGCGTCTCGTTGTCCACCCCCGCCTCCACCAGCATAATAAACACTAGTGCCAGTTATAGTTGATGATAGTCCTGGACCACCGTTTATAAAGGCACTGATAGGATATCCACCAAAACTGCCAGCGTAAGCACTACTACTAGCAGGAGCAGTCTGTCCAGGACCACCTGCACCCCCACCCCCGCAACCTGCTGCATAAACATAACCACCACCATTATTACCTTGTCCTGCTGTTCCCAATCCAGGGGCGCCGCCACCTTGAGTACCACCACCACCTGATCCTCCGTCCTTTCCCGCTTGTGGCCCATTGTGTGTACCACCTCCACCTCCACCAATAGATGTAATAGCAGAGAATATTGAATCTGATCCATTTTCTCCTCGAACATTACCCCCAGCGCCAGTACCGCCAGCTCCTACGGTAATACTGTAAGATTGTGCGCTGACACTAATGGTACCAGTTCTAAATCCACCAGCACCACCACCACCGGCGTTCGACTGACCAGCACCACCACCTGCGCCTCCTCCAGCTACTACTAGATATTCAACACTACTACTAGTAGGTGTAATAGAATTAACATTGAAAGTACCGCTTGATGTAAAAGTGTGTATTTTATAATTACCATCATAAGTGATTGTACCGCCAGTAGCCGACAAATAACCAATTCCTAATAAAGGATTCCATGTACTGTTATAGTATACTTCCAAATAACCAGTTTGACTATTAATTCTAGTATAACCATTATATGCGGTTGCGGGACGTTGCGCTGTATTACCCACTGGTAAAGCGAATGCACCATTGCTTGAATTTTGTTGATCACTAACTGCCGTTGGCGTAACACTAACATTAGCCCATGATGCAGTGGTGCCATTTGTTGTCAAGAATTTACCAGAATTAGCAGTTTGCGTTGGTAATGTAGTTACATTTGACCAACTTGAATTAGTACCATCAGTCGTTAAGTATTTACCAGAGTTACCACTTTGAGATGGAAGTGCCGAAACATTCGACCAAGATGATACACTACCATCAGTAGTTAGATACTTACCAGAGTTACCTGTTTGAGATGGCAATGTATTTGATGCACTTATTCTACCGTTTGCAGCAACTGTAATGGTTGTACCATCTGCAATTACACCACCTAAAGTACTTGTTGTTGCTGCAGGTAATGTGTAACTTGATCCAGACACAAATGGTGCAGAATTGGCATAGTAATAATTGGCAGCATACACTGCTGTTGCATATAGATTGCCTCTAATTCCTGCTCCACCTGCAACAATCAGAGCACCAGTTGTGTTACTTGTACTTGATGTTGTGTTTGGTAGAGATAGAGAATCTATCGCAGTGGTAATTAATCTTCTTATTGCCATTTTTTTACTCTAAAAGTTTATTCTATATTTATTTTATACCATATCCGGAGTAGTAAAAACATAATTATAACTTCTTCTTATTCCTCCGTTATCACACCAGAGTTCTAATGTGTATGTCGTGTTTGATTCTAGATAAATTCTGGAGTGTTCTATGTAGTTATCAAATAATACATTCTCCGTTGAAATATATTTTTTAGTAATACCAAATGTTTCAGTAAACAGTTGTTCTGAATCTTTTTTAAGTTTAACACCAAAAGTTAGATTGTTAAATATGACAACTGATTCACCATCGGAGAAATAGAATCTCACATCTGCATAGTGAGATTGCATATCTTCTTCTCTGACTGTCCATTCACCACTTTGTAAATTGCAATTAACTAGAATTTTACTCATATCAACCTCCTATGATATAAAATTATGGATAAGGGTATCTAATTACCACTACTCCTGGATATCCGGCAGATGGACTTGCACCACCCAATGGACCATTGCTTCTACCACCACCACCGCCTCCATAATATGATCCTGGCGAAGCTCCTCCACCGGTTGGAGCTCCGGGTCCACCTCCTCCTGATCCACCAATTCCACCGGGAGCACCACCCTCTGCTGCTACTCCTCCAGGCGCTGGCCAAACTCTGTTTGATGCGCCACCGCCACCACCGCCACTATATGTGTTTCCATCAAAAGGTGAATATTCTCCATTTCCGCCTGGTCCACCAGCGCCTGGATCTGGCGACGGTCTAGGATCCTGTGCTGGCGGTGAAGATGCTTTGTTTCCTCCATTACCATCGCTGCCAGCACCTCCTCCGCCACCGCCTCCCCATCTATTATATTGGTTGAATGGACTATTATCTGCTCCGGGTAATCCACCCGCATGTGCTCCTTGATTACGAAATTGAGATCCGGACCAACCACCTTGAGTACCACCGCCGCCGTCCCAACCAGTATAAGAACTACCAGCAACTAACTGACTACCCACAGGCGACGGTCTGTTGACTCTTGAATTATCTGCGCTGCTCGGTCTAAATACAGCTCCTTGTCCGACGGTAACTACTCTTGATTCCGTTGTGGGTATTCCTATTCCATAAGATGTAATAATTTGTCCGCCCCCTGCACCTGCACCTGGACCCTGCCCGGCATTACCACCTCCAGCTCCAACAAGTAGTATATCAAATGAGTGTCCTGCTTGATTTGATGAAACTGAGAACTCTCCTGGAGAATTAAACACATGGAATCTATATCCAGCAAAAGAACCGGTGCCATCATATACTGATCCTCCACCCGCAGATATTGGAGCAAATAATGGTCTAACAGAATTGCTTGATGAACTTTGTGCACCTTCACCAACAGAGTTAGTTGCTGATACCGTAAATGTGTAGTCCGTGTTTCCGTTCAAACCAGTCACTGTTATAGGTGAACTAGATCCTGTTACAGTGTGTCCACCTGATGATCTGACAGTGTATTGTGTAATCGAATCGCCGCCACCCCAAGATGGAGCGGAAAACGAAACAGTTGCTTGAAGTGTGCCTGGAGAACCAACAACAGCAGATACACTAGTAGGTGCATCAGGCACGCTCCAAATTCTTGCAGAGTTGGAACTAGCAGAAGATAATCCAGTGCCGATTAGATTTCTTGCTACTACTGTGAATGTGTATGTTGTACTTGATGTTAATCCAGTTACAGTAATCGGTGAACTAGATCCGGTTGCAGTAATACCACCGGGTGATGATGTAACAGTATAGTCAAGAATAGGACTGCCGCCGTCATATCCAGCAGTAAATGTTACAGTTGCAGAACTTGTAGATATTGCAGTAGCAGTTCCTATTGTAGGTGCAATTGGCGTTGATATACCACCACTCGCTGCAAACATACCTAAAAAACCAGACATATTACGTCAATCCTATTCCAAAAATATACCAAGTATCTGTTGCAACTTTCAAACATGTTGCAATACCATTTGATGCAAGAGTTCTATTACCAGTAGAAACAGAGTTTGCCCACTTCAACGTAACACCAGAACCTTGTGTAATTGTAAGTGATGTTGCATTACTAACGACAGTGATTACTGCACCGATTTCAAATGGTACAGAAGAGTTTGGTGGTATTGTTACACCAGAACTAACATAAACATGTTTACCTGAATCACCAAGTGCTAAGTTACCCGATGATGTACCACTCTGAGGCATGTTTCTAAAACCAAACTGATACTGAGTACCAGAGAAATCTAATACTGTACTTACGTTTGCAAGTCCAGTGAGTGTTTTGTTTGTTAATGTCTGAGTACCGGTGAGTGTGACTGCTACGTTTGCATCAAGAGATATAGTCGTTGCTGATGTTCCATTATAAGAAGAACCGACTGTAGAATTAATACCACTACCGAATGTTAGTGATGCAAGTGTGAAGTTATTACCAAGTGTAACAGTAGATCCATTAATAGTAATAGAAGAATTAGATAACTTAGAGTTGGGAATATTTCCTGACAACATCGTGTTACTAATAGTACCAACGTCATTTGATGTAATCATTGCACCAGATGTTGTTGGGAAAGTAATTACATTACCACTTGATGTAGTAATCGTAGATACATTTACAGTAGTTGCTGTGATTGTTCCGTTCGCAGTGATTGATCCATTACTAATAATCGAGTTACTAGTGATTGATCCATTACTAATAATCGAGTTACTAGTGATTGATCCATTACTAATAATCGAGTTACTAGTGATTGTTCCTAATACAGTTACATTAGAGAACACGTTTGATATTAGTGGTACACCATTAGCATAGAAGTATCCATTCGCATACATGCGATCCGTTATAGCAGCATTAGATGCAACTATAGTGCTTGCTATATTGATGTTGTCTGTAAGAAATGAATAGTTTGCCATGTTTTTATTTATTTAACTCCACTTGATGATTACCAGGTCACTGTTCCAGTACCAGATGTGAATTTATAAATCTTATACCCAGCGCGACTTGATGTATCGGGCGTTGGCACCGAAGGCCCAGTAGTTCCATTACACACCAATGATGATGTCATTGCAGTGATATTTGGGAAAGAACTTGGATAGGCAATGATGACTACGCCAGAACCACCGTTTCCGCCAGCTCCATCGCTACTTCCGTTATAACCGCCTCCTCCACCACCTCCGCCAGTATTTGTAGCTCCAGCACTACCGGCTCCACCCTGACCACCAGCGCCGCCAGATGTTGGAGATGCTGGAGCTGTTACGGTTCCAGTATATCCACCGCCGTTTCTTGCGCCACCAGAACCGCCACCTGCATAAGTTACCGAAGTGCCAGTAATACTGGAAGCAAAGCCAGTCCCGCCAGCGCCCGATGCGGAACCAGAACCAGCGCCGCCAACTCCAATCGCCCCTCCTCCGCCACCAGATGGGTAAGGCGTTGCAGCAGTTGCAAGTCCGTTGCCCCCAACTTGTCCTTGCCCAGCAATAGCTGAACCTCCATAAAGCCCGTTTAAACCAGCCGTTGCTGCGCCACCACCAGATGCCCCTGCCAAACCGTTTGCAGTTCCGCCTCCACCTCCACCTCCACCAGAAGCAGTAATCCCTCCAAATACAGAACTAGAACCATTAGTTCCATTTCCTTGAGATGCTCCTCCGGTTCCGTTTGCACCAACAGTGACGGTAATTGCAGAACCAGAAACAACACCAAAGTTACTATGTGCTAAGTAACCACCTGCACCGCCGCCACCACCCAAACTACCGCCACCACCTCCACCACCAACAACAAGCAGATCCATGCCAGTAATGGCAAACTGAATCGGTGAAGTCCTTGGAGTTAATGTGCTTGAAGATGTAAACACATGCACAACAAAGTTACCGGACACATAAACTGTTCCACCATCGAAATACTGAGTTGTACCAGGATAACGAATGACTACGATGCCTGATCCACCTGCCGCAGCAGCACTTGCAGCGGCATACCCTGATGCGCCACCACCACCACCACCTGTATTGACTGCACCAGCTTCTGTAACCCCATTATTACCGTTGCCGCCTTTACCTCCCCCACCATAACCGCCAGCACCACCACTATTCGCCGCATTAACATTTGCGCCACCACCACCTCCACCAGCATAAGCGACTCGGGTACCCGTGATATCAGAAGCAATACCGGCGCCGCCAGCACCTCCAAAACCAGTGCCGCCACCCGCCACAGTAAACGAACCGGGTAACCCTACTGTTCCTGCACCACCACCACCGCTTGCGCCACAACCAGTAGCGTTTGTGCTAGCGGCAGCGCCACCAGCATTGCCTTGTCCAGAAGTCCCCGCTCCCGGCTGTGTTTTTTGCGCACCACCGCCACCAGAACCACCACTTAAACCATTTATGCTTGTACTGCCATCCCAATTTCGACAACCGCCTCCTCCGCCTATTGCAGAAACTAGTGTAACCCCACTTAAAACAATAGTTGTATTGACTCCAGATGTGCCGACCAGGTCGTTTCCGCCGCCAGCACCTCCAGTACCTATGGTGACAGTGAAAGATTGACCTGTAGCTGGGGCGCCAATATATCCTTGAAGTAATCCGCCACCGCCACCGCCGCCAGAATAGTATCTACCACCTCCACCTCCGCCTCCGGCAACAGCTAGATACTCTACCACAGTAGGAGGGACACCTATCCAATCTAAATTTTTAATTGCTTGTGCAACTTGACTTAGTGTCCACATCCCGCTGTATGCTGGCATTTCTATTACTCCTGAACTGGCGCTGTTTCTTCCGTTGATGGCACAACTGGAAAGACAAATTCAATCCATGAAGTTGTTGCTTCATCCCATGTATACATCTTGCCTTCCTCAACAGGCATAGGAGTTGGTGCATTCCACAAACATGTTTCTTCATTCAATAACCAAGAAGCATATGGTTTAGGTGGAATAAAAGCATCTCTTACACTATCATAAGTGTAACCAACGCCGGCATAATTCTTACGTAATGGTGTACCACCTAGTGTATGTACTCCACCTTGTGTATTATATGAAGTCTGAACCCAAGATGCAGGATCACCCCAATGACCTAGATCAAGAACTTCTTTTTCAATTACAATCACTTGTGTGACTACACCGTTTTCTACTTTAGCAAAATGTGCCATATTAAAATCTCCGTTTAGAAAGTAATAGAACCAGAACTGGTCCAAATATATATCTGATATCCGTTGTTGTATAGTATTTGTGGATTGCCTGTTGTACTTGCGGGTGGTGCTAGATTTTGTGGGTAACGAATAATAACGATGCCGGAGCCGCCGTTTGAAGAATTGCCAGAGCTATAGCCGTTACCCCCGCTGCCGCCACCTGTATTGGCTTGCCCCGCAGTAGATGACCCATCATATCCACCTACACCACCGCCACCGGCCCCACCCAATCCCCCCGGTCTTGGACCGCGATTGTCGCCGCCGCCACCTCCACCGCCAGCATAAAAAATTCTTGAGCCAGTAATAACTGAACAAAATCCTGTCCCACCGCTTCCACCAGCGGAAGATGACCCATTCACTCCTACAGAACCCGCGCCACCCCCACCACCGCCGGTCGTATAACTTGAATTATCTGTGCTATACAAACCCCCTGAGTTTCCCTGATCTGCGGTTCCAGCACCGCCTGTAGTTAAACCGCCGCCACCGCCAGAACCTCCAGAGCCACCAACGTAACTATTTCCATTTGAAGACCCAAAACCACCGCCAAGTGATTTAATCCCGGTGCCGGTGCCGCTACTTGTCAAATAAAATTCTGAAAACCCACCAGCATTGCCAGCATTGCCAGATGCAACTCCAGCCCCGCCAGCACCAACGGTAATTGTGTAAGAAACACCTGCGGTAATGTTGTAACCAGAAGCAGTTAAAACACCACCTGCACCGCCACCGCCAGCCGAATTAGAACCACCAGAACCCCCGCCAGCGACAACAAGATACTCAATCGTGCTAGTCTTTTGGTCTGTGAAGGGGTTAAATGTTGCGCTTAGAAAACCTCCTAGATATTGACTCATATTATAATCCTTAGAAGGTTATAGAACCAGAACTGGTCCAAGTGTATACACGATTCTTGTATCCTAGACCGGTTGCAAATGGGGAGAGTTGATTCCATGCGGGGGAACCTCCAGTGGACGATAAAGTTAAACTACTGGCAGAACTGTCTGCTAAGAAAGATCCAGATACATTGCCCATTAATAGAACTGTTGACGCCGATGGAACAAAAGGAG